TTATTGATGTCTGATGTATTATCAACATTCGATAATCCAACATCTGACTTATCTAAAGTTACAACACCAGTTTTACCAGCAACACTATTGACAGTGTTAACTTCAGCACCTGATTCAATATTAAATAACTTAGTTTTTTCAGCAGTCGTATAATCTTCAGTTGATAATCCTTTACCAATAACGGAATCAACTTTACTATCTAGTTCATCCTGTAATCCATCTACGTTAGCAATGGTATGATTATGTGAATCATCAGCTACGGTAGCAGTAATGGTTACGTTAGATGAACCATCGAATGATGCTGAACCTGAAACATCCCCACTTAATATAATATATCTGGGAGTTTCAAGTTTAGATGCGTTGTCAGCCAAATTCACATTAGAAAAGTTAATGCGACCGGTTACATCATCATACGCGACGTTTACATTTTGATTAGGTGTAAACATCGTACCAACGATATCTTGAACTTGTTCGTTACTTAGAACGGTGTCAACTACTAATGATGAAACATCGATATCAATAGTGGTTCCATCAGCCAATGCTAATTTTAAAATGCCGTCGGTAATTGAACCACCAACAACAACAGAGTTTTCTAAGTCTTCGATTCTTAGGCGATGAGCCTTAAACTCACCACCAACTCGAAGACCAACATCAGACAATGTACTCATAAAGTCTCCTTATATCTCCCTAGTTGGGCACTAAACTTTCTGATATTTATAAAAAAGATGGATAAACCCCTCTTATAATAGGTTCGGTGTAAATGCAGTATTAAATTCTTCGTATGTCCCAACATCTTCAACAACTTGCTGTAACTTATAATCAACATAACTTTCAAGTTGAGCTGTTATTGTACCGTACGCATATGTAAATCTTAATCGTTTACCATCATACGTGGTTAACCCTGAGATGCGCGTTGGTGTAATTGTAATATCCGATGAATGAATATCCGCAACAATTACATCCCCATCAACAACAACAACATCCCAAACTTGGTTACCGGAGGGTACATACGAAGGAACCACTCCACCATTCGTAATTGTTAATTCTTCCGTAACAAATTTCAGATAATTAACATTTTCGGTAGATATAAGAATCCATCGATCAAGAGTTTCACTATAACGATAGACCGCTACACCAGCACCAGCATTTGGATCGTCAATTGCATCTAGTACAGTAACTAACATATTATCAACCTTATATTGAATCGCATTTCTATCATCAACCGTGTTAACCGTTTTATCGATACTCGGGTGTAAAATAATTGCCACGCGTTTCTCCTTAGTTAGAACATCGTGGCATTCATCCACGATATCTTTTTATTAAATACAGCCATTATTGGCATTATTAATATTTATATCTGCTATTTATTCTAACCAGTAATTTTGCCATCTAAATCAGTATCCCACTCAAGCATTTCAGAACGAACTCTTTCACTATCACTTGTTATTCTATCAAAATACATTTTGAATTCTTGAATTCTTGGCATCGATTTGATAGGAGGATACAGGTTACCCATAAGACTAATACTAAATGTAACGGTGGTAAGATTGATAGATAATTCATCATACGCATCACTTTCCATTGAAATATCGGTTAGTCGAACGGGAATCCTTGTTGGTTCATCTAAATTACTAGCATCCCAAACATCGATATTGACAATTGGGTTAAATTTTGGTGCTATTTGTTCAATGATCTGTGTTGCTTCATTCATACCTCTGCACTGCACGATTAATTCATAAGTAAATTCATACGGTACAGAGTTAAACATAAATTCCAATGAATCATCTGTTTTAAAACGCCCAATTTTATTATTTTTATTCGTGACACGTGTTTCCGTCTTGTTCATTGATACAAGTGCTAAACTAGCCCTAGGTAGTACATTATAATTGCCACTATGTAGTTGCTCAGCCGTATGCTCATCAAGTATCTTAGACTTCTCTTGTGAACTATATTTTAGTGGTACTTCTCGTAGTACAGTGTCACCAGCGCTCATTTTGTACTGAATTTCTATAGAGTTAAATGCTTCTAATAATGCAGCTGTGTATTTGCGTATGCTGCCGTGGTGCATATATGCCATGGTTGTACTCCAACAAATAATCTTTTGATATTTATATGCAAGAGGAAGATCATTTTGAACATTGTTGTTTACATGAAGGCACATCTTTGATATTATTAAAAAATGTTAACTATTGAGGCATCATCCACTGCCAAAAATTTTAACTAAACCTGTTATATATTAGTCATGTACAACGACATAAAAGGAAAAATATGAATATCCGCAAGCTGGACGAAAGAACCCACATATTGTTGCGCCCAAGCATGTACATTGGTGCCGTTGATATAACAAAAACCGAAGAATACGTCTTTGAAGATGGTAAAATTCAATACAAAGAAATTGAATACGTACCTGGTCTGATTAAAATTATCAACGAAATTATTGATAATGGTGTTGATGTTGCAATCAAAACAAACTTCGTTGATTGTAATGAAATCTCTGTCAAAATGACAAGTGATACCATTGAAGTGCAAGATAACGGAACTGGTATTCCTGTTGTCAAAAATGTTGATGGGCAATATCTTGCAGAATTAGCATGGGGCCATGCTCGTGCAGGTTCTAACTTCGATGATGATGAAAACCGTACACAAATCGGGATGAACGGAGTTGGCTCGTTCGCAACTAATTGCTTCTCTAAAAAGTTTATTGGTTGCACTGATGATGGTAAAAACGCGTACACAATCACGTTCACTGATAATGCTGAAACCTTTACTGATAAAGTTCAGAAGTCATCTGGGAAATCGGGAGTACGTGTGAAATTCTGGCCAGATCTTGAACGATTTGGTATTACCGAAATTGATGAAACACATATGAATGTTATTAAGCAACGCTTAATCAACTTAAGTATGTCGTTTCCAGAAATGACATTCAAATTCAACGGCAAAAAGATAAATGTAAACTCATTTAAGAAGTACGTTGGATTATTTTCTGAATATTCAGAAATTTATGAGACCGAAGATTACAAATTTGCAATTCTTCCAAATGCTGAAGATGACTTCCGACAATTTAGCTACGTCAATGGACTAAAAATTCCTGATGGCGGAACTCATATTGATATTATTTCGTATCAGATCGTTTCACGAATCCGTGAAAAATTACTGAAGAAGTATAAGTCAATTAAACCAGGTGACATCAAAAACAAGTTAATGATTATCGCTTTCCTTAAGAATGTGAAAAATACGAAATTTAACTCACAATCCAAGGAAAAGATTACGAATGGCGCTGCTGAGATTAATGAGTACTTTGGTGAAATTCCTTATGATCAAATCGTTAACAAGCTGATGCGAAATAATGAAATTATTGATCCAATTACCGAAGTATATCGTATTAAAGAAGAGCTGAAGAAGCGCCAAGAACTGAAAAATCTTCACAAACCAGTCAAGAAAATCAAATCAGATAAGTACATGCCTTCGATTGGTGTCAAAAAGTATCTATTACTAGTTGAGGGCGAATCGGCCTTTGGCGGTCTTTCTCCTGCGCTTGGACGAAAGGATTGTGGGTACTATATTCTTCGTGGTAAACCTCTAAATGCGTATAGCGCACCTCAGGCAAAGTTCACCTCTAACAAAGAACTAAGTGAGCTGTATAAGATCATCCAAAATGAGAATTACCAATATATCATTTATGCAACTGACCAAGATTTAGATGGATTTCATATTCGTGGTTTGTTAACTGGGTTCTTCGTTCGTTATATGCCAGAACTAAAGGGTCGTATCGGTATGCTACAGACACCAGTAATCGGTGTAACGAAGAAAGATAAATTAACCTCGTGGTATTATAACCTGAATGATGATGTTAAGCTTAAAACCGGTGAAACTGCGGATTATCGAAAAGGCTTGGGTAGTTGGGATATGGAAGATTTGAAACACGTTGTTGCAACAGATGGATTAAACACAATGATTAACATTATCGAATTTGATGATGAAAAAATTATTGATGAATGGATGGGTAATGATTCCGAACCACGCAAAAAATATATCTTAGCTAATGATTTTTCTATAGCAAAAAGTTAGGTTCATGCCTATACGCTTTTATAACACCATGTAAGGACCAATGATGGAAATATGTGATTCAGGCCACGACGAAATTGTTTTTGATACAAGGTGGTGCCCACTTTGCCAAGCGTATGAAGAGATGCACGAATTAGAAGAACGTTGTGAACGATTGGAAGCTGAAAAAGACAAATTAGAAGAAACTATTGATGATTTAAAACCCTTAGTACCTGAATACTTTATATGAGAATGTGTAATGATCACTAGAGAAATGTAAAATAATCATTTTTTCTATATACTACAATAAAAATTCGTGTTATTATATACATACAAGTTCAGTAAGAACCAATAAGGACTACAATGAAAATTACCGAATTCTATAGCAAAGATTATGTCGACCAGGCGTCATATGATAATCTCCGCAAAATTGCATCTCTTGTCGATGGTCAAAAGAATGCTTCACGTAAGGTTCTGCACACAGTTCTTGAAAAGAATATCAAGGACAAAATTAAAGTTTCGCAGCTTGGATCTAAGGTTGCTGAGTTCGCAGAGTACCTTCACGGCAATCTTGATGGTGTTATCGTAAACCTTGGGCAGGACTTTATTGGCACGAATAATATCCCTCTGCTTCAGAAGAAAGGTAACTTTGGTACACGGTTTAGTCAAGAATCATCTGCGTCTCGATATATCTATACCTATGGGACACCGGAATTCTTTGAGCTTTTCAAGAAGGATGATGTTCCTGTACTTAAACATCAATATTTTGAAGGGAACAAGATTGAACCAATGTTCTATGTTCCTAACCTCCCAATTCTTCTAATCAACGGATCAGAAGGCGTATCCTCAGGATTTGCTCAGAAAATCCTCCCTAGAGACCCTAAAAAAATCAAACAGTATATCAAAACGGTTGTTAGTGGAAAGTCCTTTAGATACGATTTTGCACCTTGGTATAACGGTTTTAACGGTACAATCGAACAGGGCGATAATCCAGCGCAATGGTTAATCAAAGGTACAATTGAACGTAAAGGAATTAACAAAGTACTGATTACAGAGGTACCTGTCGGGTACGACCTTAAGGGTTATATGAAAGTACTTGATGATCTTGAGGATAATAAGGTCATTCAATCATATCGCGACAAAAGTGAAGATGATGTATTTCTATTCGAAGTCACCATTCCAAGTAAAACCCTTAAGGAGTGGAGTGATGATGATTTACTGAGCAATTTAAAGCTCATTAAAAAGGTAACAGAGAACTACACCGTCATCGATGAAAATAATAAAATTGCAGTATTCAATTCTGCAAAGGAACTGATTGATCGGTACATACAAGTTAAGTTAGAGTACGTTGGGCATCGAAAAGAGTACACGATTAAAACACTCAATGATGAGATTAACCTTGACTACAGTAAGTATACGTTCATTAAAATGATCGTTGACGACGAGCTGATTGTATCCAAACGAAAAAAATCAGAGGTCGTAGAGGACATTTCTAAAGTTCAGGATATTATAGAACGAGATGGATCTTTTGATTACCTTTTGAATATGCCAATCCATAGTCTAACAGAAGAACGTATGGAAAAACTAAAGAAGGACATTCAAGATAAGAAAGATAAAGTAAAAGAACTATCTGAAACAACGAATGCTGACCTATGGTTATCTGAAATCTAAAGGTACGCAATTATGCAAGATATACTTAGCATGAATTCTTTGGGGGTGTTTTTCTTCTTTGGTTTTATAGCTAATCTTTTATCATATGTAATTGCCAATGTTGTATTTCACATAAAGGTTGCGGGCTTAAATGCCCGCGACGCGCAGATTCTATACAGGTTTGGTGTTCATCGGTCTTTACATATACGTGAAAGCAATGATCCGATAAAGATTTTTATGAGCAATTTACTAGTTCTTATACCAACATATCACATGTGGTTAAATGCAATTTTTGTACTCGGGTTACTAACATCATCTAATATATAAATTTTTTGAAAGAAAGTGTTTACTTTTCCTGAGAGTGTTTATATAATAGATTCATCGGCTGAGTTAGTCGATTACAAACGTGGAGAGGAAGTAAGACTATTTGATGATTCTCATCATTTAGCATCCTCAGTGAAGCGTTTAGATAAATACATAAATTTATCATAACTATTGTAGAGTCTGTAATTCGTACAGATAAGTTCAGGATTATTAATATTGTACATTATAAAAATAAATAATTTCTTTAATATAGAGAAATGAATAAATGTTTATTACGATCGACGATTACTACAATACGGAGTTCTATAATGAATGCATAGAAGCTCTAAAAAACAACAGAGTTGATTTTAACCAATTTATTAGTTCAAAGGCACCGTACAAATTCTACTTTGAGGTTCAGAACCCACCAACGTTCATTAATTACGATAACGTAAGTGAAACCTATGGGCGGTACTTGGTTAACATCACTAAGGCTCTAACACCAAATGAAGATTACAAATATCTTCGTAGGGATTCATTCACAAATACAAAGGCATTAGAACAATATTGCATTAACGATGCCCTAAGTGCTGGCCAAAAATCAAATGAGGGGGTATTCTTCACTGGTACACGCGATGAAGTACTAAGGATATCACGCGATTATCCAAGAAAGATTTGGTATATGGGTCGGTACTTTAATCGAAGATACATGGTGTTCTTTGCCGATAAATTAATTGTGAAGAATTTTTTAGATGAGAAAAATGTACTTGTCGAAGGCTCAGGATTTAAGTACATCACAGAGTTAGAAACAGAACTTAATTATAAAGTTCTCCACTTGAAAGATCGACTTGTGAAACTATCACAGACACCATATATTCAAACGGGCCAATTCTATCCAATCAATAGTGTTCGTCCTGAAATCACCGATAGATATGTTCTATCATAGATGTACTTTTTAATATATAAATTTTTTGAAAGAAAGTGTTTACTTTTCCTGAGAGTGTTTATATAATAGATTCATCGGCTGAGTTGGTCGATTACAAACGTGGGTAGGCAGAAAGACTAATTGATGATTCTCATCATTTAGCATCCTCAATGAAGCGTTTAGATAAATACATAAATTTATCGTAACTATAGAATTAAATAAAATAATTTAAAGCCACATACACGAGGAGTCAACATTGACTAATCAACTAGAAGATCAAAAAACATTTGATAAAATTTATGTACTAGATACCAACATCATTTTAACTGATGCCAATCAGGTACTCACCATTGGACAGAATGGTAAAAACTTAATCGTGCTACCAGAGACAGTGATTGATGAATTAGATAATAAGAAGTCGGGCTTTGGTGAAATTAACTACCAAGCTCGAGAGTTCGGGCGAATTCTTTCAGATGCTGAAGTAATCAAAACCGAAAAATTCTCTAACTCGACTATTATGTCAGTCGTAGTTCAAGGCATTAGTATTGATATTATCTCACTAGATGATTACAATCTAAATGATGTGGATAAGTCAATACTTAATGACCGTAAAATTATTAAGGTTGCACAAAGAGCAAGTTCATATTACAAAAACTCTGATGTTATTCTTCTTTCTAATGATATTATGTGCCGCACGCGAGCAATTTCATTAGGTGTTAAAACGGAGGCTCTTGATCAGAATAAAGAGAATCTGAATCATTCGTTTATTAAGGTTCTAGAGGGTATTAATAGTTCACATTATAATGTGATGGCATATAAACACATTAGTGAATATGATCCAGAATGGGGCCCTGGAACTTATTGCTACCATTTTAAAGCAACTGATGGTAACGAAAAGATTGCATATATCGTAAATGGGCATATCAATTTTATTGATGATGAAATGTTCAATGGACTATCAGTAAAACCATTGAATGTTGGACAGAAGTTCGCAATGGCTGGTATGCTTGATGAACGTTTAGATATATGCATATGTGAGGCGCTTTCTGGGAGCGGCAAAACTTTGCTCGCACTATCAGCGGGTATGAAAATGATTCGTCAGGGTAAGTACGATAAAATCATCTATATTCGGAACTCAGTCGAATCAGTTGATAAGGCTGAGGAAGTTGGATTCCTCCCTGGTCTTGAAGAGAAATTCAAGATTTATAATTATCCTCTTTTCGATACTCTTGAGTTTATTGCTCAAAAAGATATGCGGAAGAAAGATAATAACCAATCACAGAAAAGCATTGACTCTAAGGTTGAAGAACTCATTGCTAAGTATCATATTGAAACGGTTTGGAACGGCTCTATCCGTGGTCGAACAATTTCCAATGCTTACGTGATTATTGATGAAGTACAGAACTTCGCAAAATCTTCTCTTCATACTGTTCTATCACGCATGGATAAAGATTCAAAAGTTGTGTGCATTGGTTCTAACCGACAGATCGACCATCCTTATATTAACAAGTACACAAATGGTCTTTCTGTTCTAATGGGTGCAGCAAAGGAAAGTAATAATGAAGTGAATCTTTTTGGTACAGAGTTAGATAAGGTTGTTCGTGGTAAGATTACTGAATTTGCTGAACGTATCTTTGAGAAAAAATAATTAAAGATGTGGTGTGGTTCAAAAATACCGAGCCATACCACTCTCATTTGTATAAGGAGTAAAGATGCAAGTAAGGACAGTACGTTTTGCGGAAGGGCAGGATAATATACCAGACGATCAAAAGACATTTTTAGTTGATTATACCGATGATGTAATTGATGATGTGTACCTATCAGAAATTGTATCATTCTGTACATCTTGGGGCGTTTATGGAAAAGATGATATAGGAGATGTTACTCTAGATGATTTGGTTGATATGCAACTTTTTCTATTTGATAAAAAGAATGAACTTCTAGATATAAAAAAGAGATATAGAATACAAGATGGGAACACACCATTTAAATCAATTTCATATGCAACCGACGTTATGCTTCTCTATGGTGATGTTAGCATGCAATCACGTGAACTAACATACAATATTCTTAAAAGGGATATTATATCGACGCTAAATGTTATTAAGATGTGTTATAATATTCTAGAAAAAGTTATTGAAGATGTCACAAGGTTAGAATATCAAAATACGAGTAAGATTGCGTAATCTTTATACGGGATAGACAAGATGATTATTGAAATTAAAGATTTACCTGACGGTAAACAGATCAAAAAGATTACATTCGACATTGAGTTCGAAGATGGGAATATTCGTCGTACGACGAATAGATCTGATTATGATGGTACGCCTGTCGGTAATCCAAACGTAAGCGAAGAATCTAAATCAACTGAAGAGTGCAAACCTGTTGATGTGCCGGTAGAACGCGAAGCTAAGGAAATTCCACCTGAGATGACTGATATGGAATTCTGATGTTTAAACTAAATATTGAGTGCTCTAAAGATTTTGATGAACTACATATAAAGTTCAAAGATGGCAGTATGTTTTCATCTACACCAGATAAATCAAATGAAAAAGATACATTCTTTAATAATAAAGATACACGAGAAGACACACAAGTACCGGATAGATCTAATCAAAAGCGTAAATCGCTTCAAGACTACCTTGATGTTGATGCAGAGTTTGGGTGTATCTCAGATGACATTGTTGAAAAACCAATGATTGCTGATGAAGAGCGACCTGCTAAAGTTGCAGACGAATTACAAAATTTTGATTTTTAGATTTTTTTAACAAAGAGTAAAATACTATATTAATTCATTAACTAATTTAAATTGGGAAAAGATAATGGACTTTATAAAATTATTTAATATATATGATATTAAGTCCGAAGAAAGACTAATAAAATATATAGATTTTTGTTTAAAAAATCATGACGATGCAATACACGGCGCCAATCACCATATATTACCAAGTGCTCTATTTAAGCAATACTCGGATCTTAAAAATAATAAATGGAATTGCGCCCGCTTGAGTTATTATAATCACTATATTGCTCATTTTTTGCTTTATAAAGCTGTAAATCATCCTGCTGTAGATGCAGCTATTTATGGTATGCATAATAAAGACTATAAGAACGGTAGATTGACAAAAGATCAACTTATTAGTGAGCATGAGTATACAATAATTCATAATAAAGTGATGAACAAAATTAGTTCTTTAAATAAAAGAAAAGTCATTAGTAAAGATCTGCGAACTGGAAAAAATGTAAAAGTTTCATGTGAAGAGTTTAATCGTTGTGATCACTTGGTAGGAGCAACAATAGGTAAAGGCGGAGAGCATTTACGTGGTCAAGTGTCTATTCTTATTGATGGTATTGCAGTAAGGATAAATAAAGAAGAATTTGATCCGAATATACATATTGGTATCACAAAAGGAAAAACTATGTATAAGGATAAGGATTGCAACACCTTTCAAACAACTAAAGACGATCCTAGAGTAATTTCTGGAGAATTAGTTGGCATAAATAAAGGGAAGAAATACGACCACTTTGAAATGGTAACTTGTCCGCATTGCGGTAAAGAAGGAAAGAACGTTGGCGGAATGAAACGTCATCATTTCAATAATTGCAAAAAATTAATTGAAAACGAAATATAATTATTTTCTCATTAAAAGGAAGGAAATATGATGAAACAAATTTTAGGTATTGATATTGGGTTAACTAAGGTTATGTAACCAGGCTCAATTAAAAGGGATTAAACTGCGGGAACACCCTTAGAGCTCTAAAATACCAAACATTATCAGCGATGGTAATGCGGCTGAATTAACTACTCAGGTACGGTAATAAGTTTTAGAGATTGGACAATCCGCATCGAAGCTTCTCAAGTAGAATAACGTTCAGAGACTATAATATCCCCATTGAGAAATGAATGTATAGTCCAGACCACAAACATGAGAATGGCATCCGAAAGGTGTAGTGGTAAAGTTGGAGATGTAAAGGTAGTACTTGGAAGCAGTGATGGCACAATTAGTAAACAATTCAAGTTCACGAGCTCAATTGGTATTACTAAGAAAAACCCGCACGTGGCCGATAATCGTATCTGTGATTTTAAAGAGCACAGTTATTACGTCGGTGAACACGCGCTCCACCTGCCATCTGAGAACCTAATTGATATTACAGATTATAAGAACTTAGAGTACTATGCACCTCTATTTCTGTATCATGTCATTAAGCAACTAGATGTTAAACCTGATGTAATTGTTACGGGTCTATCTAAGGCCCAAATTGAGAACTCAGGGCACTTCAAAGAAGGTTTAAAGGACTTTGAGGTTAATGGTGAAAGGTTTATTTTTGATGTTGTATATGTCCTTCCACAGGGTGCTGGATCAAAACTAACCATTGATAAGTACGGTGATAATTTCCCAACGCCCCAACGCGAATTCACTGGTGCTACTACATTTGTCGGTTGTGATATTGGTTTTAACACACTAGATATTTTCTTGGTGACTGATGGTAAGACTTCCCCAAACCTCTTCGAAGGTATTGAGCGCGAAGGTGTTATGAAGATTGCAACTCAGGTTGCTAAGAAAGTAAAAGAACTGCACGGGCGTAGCATTACTCTTCATGAGGCTAAGGAAATTATTGGTTCTGGTGTTTATAAACTGCGTGGTCAAAAACATCAATTTAAGGAATACGTGGATGAAGTTAAGCGTGCTTACCTAAAAGATTTGCTTAAACTAATTGAAAGTAAGTACGGTAATATCATTGATAAATGCGATTTCATCAGTCTTTCTGGTGGTGGTTCAACAATTTTTAAACCAACTGACGATGGTTTTATTCGCGTACCGAAAGGTCATCATGAGTACTACAATGCTCTTGGTTTTTGGATTTTTGGTTGTATGAAAGCATAATTCAAATGAATCGTGCAAAGAGAGAATTGATTATTGATTTACTCTTTACTTTAAACATGATTGTTTTATTATAAAGATATCTATTTTTAACGAAGGAAAACTAAATGTTCAATAAAGATGTTCTAAATGTACTATCTCAGGTTAATGGAATCACTAACTCGATCATTCTGAAATTTCCGGTAACTGTCGCTGTTTCAGAATCTCAGGATATGATGGTTCTTATGAATATTGAAAATCTTGATTCTGAAGAATTTGAACCCGTACCTCTAAAAGATTCACTATCAGATTTTCTAAATCTATTCCGCCTGTTTCCAGATGAACGATCAGTCCAAATCATTGATAACACGATCAATATTTCAAATGCAAGTACATCTTCGTCCTTCATTATGGACAATATTGTGCTGATGGACGCTTATGATAAAAACCCAGAGCAGTTCACTAAAACAGAAGAAGTTCCATCCGTATCAACATTTGATATTTCTGTTGACGATATTAAGAGTTTGAAGTCAGCAACCGGTGTTTTCAAAGATCTTTCTGAGATTATTTTTACATCTCAAGATGGTGATATGAAAATTTCCCTTGGTGCAACCAACAAGTTCAATGCTAAATCAAATACATTCAGTGTCACTAAATCAGCAAATACTTCAAAGGAGTTCGAAGTAAAGATTCCTGTTGATAACTTCAAAATGATTCCAGTTTCTGACTATACTGTTGATGTAAAATATAACTCTGCTCGTGATTCATATCGTATTCTGATGACTAATAAGACGTTAGAAGGATTTAAAGTTCTAATGAGTGTGAAGGTCTAAGGGCCTTCGTGTATAAATAAATTACTTTATTCCAGCGTAAATTTTAATTCAATAAAAGGAGATACAAATGAATTTTAGAGATTTTTTAAACGAAGCAAAAACAGGTGTATTTAAACTAGACCCAATGTCTGGTGAAGATCGTGGTAAATTAATTGCAGCTGCAGAAGATTCTAACGTTGACATTATTGATGAACGCGATTCTAAAGGCTACATTGTATTTGATTGTGAATATGATAGTCTTGATGCTTCAGCTATTCTTTCAAGAGCTAAGAAAGAATATAAAGCAAAATTTAAAGTTGTGAAACCAGAATAAATATTGAAAAACAGTAAAAATTAACTGCTTCCAATATATTATATCGGCTGAGTTGGTCGATTACAGACGTGGAGAGGAAGTAAGTCTTTTTGATGATTCTCATCATTTAGCATCCTCAGTGAAGCGTTTAGATAAATTTATAGATTTATCGTAACTATTAAAAATTACCTTTGATTAAAGTCCGCAAAGACTATAAAATAGTTGATTTAAAGTCGATATAAATTAGGAGAATATATAATGATCGATGCTAATGCTTTTAACTTTGATGTACTAACTACTGAACTTGGTGCTAACCCCTTCGAAGATAAGAATAACAACAAATATGGTCGCGACGAACGTTTCTATGTTCTGTCCAAAGATAAAAACGGAAATGGTGCTGCACTAATCCGTTTTCTCCCTGACTCTGAACGTAATATGATTCAGAAAATGTTCAAGATCAATACAACTATTACCAAAAACGGTAAGAAACGTTTTGTTAGTGAATACTCACCGGTTAATATCGGTGCACCTTGTCCTTTCCAGGAAAAATGGCAAGAACTATGGAATTCCGGCGATAAAGAAGAATCAAAGACTTATGCCCGTGGTATTCGTTATGTTACAAATATCAAAATTCTAAAAGATCCAGCAAATCCTGAAAATGAAGGAAAAATCTTCCTTTATGAAATGTCAGGTGCTATGAAGGATAAAATTCAAAATGCTGTTGATCCTTCCGAACAAGACCGTTCTCTAGGTGCACAACCAAAAGAACTATTCAACCCACTTAAAGGCAATTCTTTCCGTCTCGTTGCTAAGAAAGGTGCAAACGGACAGATTAACTATGATTCTTCAGAGGTTGTGAATGAAGTAAACAGCATTTACAGTAGTGTTGAAGAAGCCCTTGATGATATTAACAATAACACACACAAGCTATCTGATCTACTGAAACCAGAAGCTTTTATGACCTATGAACAGTTAAAGGATAAACTACAATGGGTTAACTTTGAAGACATTGCTCAAGCATCCGAAAATACTGTGACAACCACTGTTGCTGAACCTCAGAAATCTGCACCCGAAGTTCAAGAGGCTGCTCAAGAGGTGGTTCAAGAAGCACCAACTCAACCAACGCAACAAACACAATCTAAAGATGATAGTCTAGATGCACTGCTAAACGGTCTAATCTAAACGAAAAAGGCGTGGGGTAAGAAATTATTCTACGCCTTTGTTTCATTACAGATTAAGAGGAGAGATATTTGATTTTAATTGATTATTCATCGATCGTGCATCGAATGATTTACACCTCTATAGCAAATATTAAACCGGCAAAGGAAGATGGGAAATACATTACATCTGAATTTGTCGGTTTAACCAAATACTTTATTATGCAAGAATTATTTTCTATTAATGCATTGCATAACACAAAGTTCGGTGACATTGTAATTTGCTTAGACAAATCATCTGACGGCTATTGGCGAAAGGATTTTTACCCAGGCTATAAGGCCGGTCGTAAAAAAGGTCGTGAAGAATCAGAAATCAATTTCAGTGAAGTTTTCAAAGAAATTGACGAACTGATAGATCAAATCAATCTTAACCTTCCCTGGAAAGTTATTGCTGTTCCTAAAGCTGAGGCTGATGATATTATGTTAGTTCTAGCTAAAGAATACAGCAAGTACGAGAATATTCTTATTCACAGCCCAGACAAGGACATGATTCAAGCACAGCGCGATACCGATAACGTATTCCAATATTCATCACTTACGAAGAAATGGTTAGTACCAGAAAATAAACATGAAAACATGGATGAATGGGTATTAGAACATGTTTGTCTGGGTGATGCTGCCGATGAAGTTCCAAAGGTAGTTGACCATACAGAATTTAGTGATAATTTTTTAGAGTACCTTAAAGAAAACGGATATAATATTTCATCACCGCATGAATTTAAAGTTGCTGGTATTCCTGATTCTGATAAGCGTAAACTAATCATGGATTTTGATATTGAAAAAACGAACCGTAAGGGTGAACCAAACGGTATAAAAGATATCTACCGTGATATTCGTTTTGGTCCATCAACGCTTAAAAAGGAAATTAAGAAACATGGTTCATTAGATGCATGGTTAGATTCACACCCAATGTACCGTAATCACTATGAACGCAATTTCAAACTCGTGATGACAGAAGGAATTCCAACAGACATTTGGAATAATATCATTCTCACATTTAAAACAGCAAAGAATGATTATAATCCAGTTCAATTTGAGGAATATCTAAATAATAATAATCTAAAAACATTATTACTAGAATTACCACAACACTTCAAAATTGAACGACCGTTGTCAGTTGAAGATTTTGGTTGGTAAATACAGGAAGGAATGACAATGCTTTCACGAACGGATATTAGATTTTTTAAAATGGCCGTTGGTACTGCAAGGATTGGGAAAGAAACATCGGTTGATATTGTTGCTAGGTGTCCTGTGTGTGGAGACAGTCAAACAAATAAAAACAATAAACGCCTCCACCTTTACTGGAAAAATGGTGTAACATGAGAGAGGATTCTAATGGATACAATGTACTATGTATATAAGATTCAGAATTTAGTAAACAACAAATTCTATATCGGTGTGCATAATGGAAAAAATCCAAATTATTTTGGTTCTGGGAAAGCTTTAAAACAGGCTATCAAAAAATACGGTAAAGAAAGTTTTGAAAAAAGAATTTTATTTAAAACAGAACATGAAGGACAGGCTTATAAACTTGAACGCCTAATTGTTACAGAAAATTTTATCAAAAGAAAAGACACATATAATCTAAAAATAGGTGGAATCGGAGGACGAAATAAATCTTCATATACCGATGAAGAACGTAAACAAAAATCAGAATATATGAAGAAGAATAATCCTGCCTTTAATTTTACCAATGAGTGGCGTAATAACCAATCAAAGTCTAAAATTGGAAAACCAAGTAATGCTAAGGGTAATTTTAAAAAGCCAAATGATGGTAAATGGGAAGGAACTGCACACAAAGGCAAAGATAATCCAAGAGCGAAAGTCATATATATTTTTAATAATTGCGATGATATAATTTATAAATGCCATGGAACATTTTACAAAACATTAGAAGA